AGATGTAACTGTTACTTTAGATGTCGGATTTAGTAGTTCTGATGATTTTCCTTTTGTAGAGGGTGGGAAAGTTTTAATTGAAGGAGTTAGTGTTGGGATTGCAACAACATTTAAGGGATACAATTCTTCCAAATATAATTATTCGTTATTTACCGTAACTTCGGTAGATGCAAATATTGGCGGAATTGGTGCTACAGTAACATATAATTTATCAAATTATCTAGAAGATGGAGAATTTCCCGGAAATTTCAATTCATTTTATTCTTCCGGAAGAATAACTCCAGAAAGTTATTTTCCAGTTTTCAATCCAGTATTGAAAACTAATACCTTTTTGATTGACGAAAAAATAAATTCAACATCTTCATCTGGATTTGTTCAAGGTTGGGATCCTATAAGTAAAATCTTGAAAGTTTCAACCTCTCAAGATTTTGCTGTCGGAGATATTATCCGAGGAAATAGTTCAAAATCTTATGGAATTATAAAAGAGATAAAAACATATGATGTTGACTATAAAATAAATTCCTATGCATTCCCCAGAAAAGAGTGGAAAAATCAAGTTGGATTTTTAAATAATGATAACCAAAGAGTACATGATAATGACTATTATCAATATTTTTCTTATGATTTGAGGTCAGAAATTAGTTTTGATTCTTGGGATAATGCTGTTAGTACTTTAAATCATACTGCAGGATTTAAGAAATTCTCAAATTTAATAGTAGAATCTCCTACAGTTGGATCCGGAATTTCTACTGAACAAAATAATGGAGATTTCGTAGGAATTGCCGATTTAACTTCAATAAATGATATTAATTGTTACCAAGATTTTGATTTGGTCACCGAAAATTATTATAACTTTGATGATTCACTCAATTCCGATCAAATACTATTTAATTCTAGAATAGTACAAGATTATATTGAATCTATAGGCAATAGAGTTTTGATGATAGATGATATATCATCTAAGTTTAATAGCAATCCAAGATCAACTGCGTTCAGTATTGTCGATACTTTTGGTTTATCTGAGGTTAGATCAAAAAAATATCTAATTTGCACTATAGACAAAAGATTTTACGATCAAAAACAATTATCTTCAGTTTCATTGATACATAACAATTCTGAAGGTTTCTTAAATCAGTATGGAATGGATACATTTATTAATCTTGGATTTTTTGATTTTAGTATTTTTGGAACTGACGGGAATTTATTATTTTATCCGATTAAATCTAGATATAATGATTATCACATTCAAGTTTTTAGTTTCTCACTATCGGATATTACTTCTGGAATAGGTACAGTTCAACTTGGAGATTCTGTTTCAATAAAAACCAATACATACACAATACCACAAGGGACTAGTTCTTCTTCGTCTATTGTGGGAATAGCATCTACCTATAGATCTGCAAAGGTATTGGTTCAAATTGGTTCAACCACAAGTTCATATTATGAATATAATGAGATATTATATACTCATGACGGAAGTAATGTTTACTTTTTAGATTATGGAGAAATTACTACTAAAAATCTAACATCACAGTATTCTTCTGGTATAGGTACATATAATGCATATATTTCTGGAGAAGAAATTAAAATTGATATTGTACCAAATACAACAACTTCCACTGATTATACTGTAAATACTTTAGTAGTTTCTTTGGGGAGTACGGAATCTTCTGGTATTGGTACTGAATTTGTAGGGGGAAGCTCCATGAATTCAAGTGTAATTTCTATCGCATCTACATCATCTCCAACTTCAAGTATAATAGCAACTTATTCCAATGAAGAGTTCAATAGTTCTTATAATATCATAAGTATTGAAGATAAAACTAATTCAGAATATCAAGTCTCCGAATTTTTATCATTAACAAATACTGATGATTCATATAGTACTGAGTTTGGTATTATTAATACTGGTTCTAGTCTTGGAATAACAACTATAGGAATATCTGGGACAAACACCAACATATATTTTACTCCTATAGAAAATATAGATGCGGATGTTAAGGTATTTCAGATTAATCTTGGACTAAGTGAAATATCAAATCAATTAAATATAATCTAAATAGTTGAAAAAAGTTCCATGACAGTAGGATTTATTAACTATAGTTATTCTGGTTATACAGGAACTAATAATGACATCAAAAAAAGTTTTGAACTGACATATAAAAACAATCCAATTTTTCAACGTTATTTTGATGGTAGTAGTTCTTTAATTGTTTCTGCGGAGAATGACGTAGTTAGAATTCCGTATCATTATTTTGTTACCGGCGAAGAAATAAAATATTCATTTTTGGATAGTACATCTAACCCACATCAACCAATAGGAATTGCAACCACTTCTGTAGTTGGGATAGGAACAACAAATCTACTTCCAGAAACACTATATGTTGTAAAGATTAATGATTATGATATAAAGTTAGCAGCATCTGCAGAGGATGCTCTTAGATCTATTCCTAAAGTTTTTGATATTACTTCAGTTGGCATAGGATCATCACATATATTCACTTCAAAAAAACAAAACAATAAGGTTATTATTGGAATTGATAATGTAATACAATCTCCAATTGTTTCATCTTCTTCTACAACATTATTATCAAATGATGTTGGGTTTTTTGATGAAAAAATATATGTTACTAACACTAATTTTATTTCGGGAGGCGATCTTCTAAAAATTGACGATGAGATAATGAAAGTTGTTTCTGTCGGAATATCGAGTACAAATGCAGTTTCAATATTAAGACCTTGGTTGGGTACAGAAGCATCTACTCATTCTTCTTCAACTGTTGTAACTAAAGTATATGGAAATTACAATATTGTAAACAATACTATTTACTTTGAAGACGCACCTTATGGAAAAGTACCAATACCTAACCCTACAAATAGAGCGGATGAAGTCGATTATGTTGGAATAGAAACAAGTTCAACTTTTAGTGGAAGAGTATTTTTAAGGTCAGGTGTTGCTGATGAAACAAATGAGACATATCTAGACAATTATATTTTTGATACGGTTTCAAATGATTTTGATGGAATAAAGAAATCCTTTGATCTTAAGCTGGGGGGAAGTAACGTTACGGGATTCTCCACAGATAACGCAATCTTATTGGTAAACAGCATTTTTCAAGGTCCCGATGATCCTGAGGTAAATGGAGACTATGATATAAATGAAAATTCTGGCATAACTTCTGTTACATTCTCTGGCAACTCTAGTTCTAATAATTATGATGTTAATACTGCAAGTATACCTAGAGGTGGAATAATACTTTCAGTAGGATCAACTCAAGGGTTTGGTTACCAACCTCTTGTTGCTGCAGGAGGAACTGCGATAGTTTCTTTGGCAGGAACTATACAATCAATTAGCATAGGAAATAGTGGTTCTGGATATAGACCTGGTGTACAAACTATAGTTAATGTTGGAGTTAAAACCGAAAGTTTTGGAGAGTCAAATATAGAATATATTGGAATTGCTTCTATAAGTGGTGGCAATATTGTAAGTGTTGCAATTACAAATCCTGGATATGGATATACATCATCAAATCCACCAATAGTTATATTTGATTCTCCACTATCTTACACCAATCTCCCTCTAGTTTATAGTTCCCAATCTACTGCAGGTGTTGGTACTGGGGCAATGGTCGATATTGTAGTAGGACAAGGTTCCAGTGTTATATCATTTGATATTAAAACCTTAGGATATGGGTATAAACAAAATGAAATACTAACGGTTTCTATTGGCGGAACCAGCGGGATACAAACTGATACTTCATTGGCATTTTCGGAATTCCAAATAACAATAGATAAAACACAATCGGATCAATTTGCTGCATGGACAGTAGGAAGACTTGTTGTTCTTGATAGTATAGAAGAGTACTTTGATGGGAATAGAAAAATATTTCCTATTATTATAAATGGGCAACAAACTACTATCAAAGCAAAAAAAGGATCAAATATAGATGTTCAAGCAACACTTTTGGTCTTTATAAATGATGTACTACAAGTTCCAGGACGAGGATATACTTTTAGGGGAGGTAGTATTATTAGATTTGCCGAACCACCAAAGGAAGGAGATAAGTGCAAAATATTATTTTATTCTGGTACAGCGGATGTAGACACCAAAGAAGTAGATATTTTAGAGACAATTAAAGTCGGAGATAATGTGAGAATAAATGATGATTCTATGAGTCTATCGCAAGATAGCAGATTGGTTACTAATATAATATCTGCAGACGCTATAGAAACTAATTTATATCCAGGTCCGGGAATTTCGCAGAAAGAAACTTTATTAAGACCTTTAACATGGTGCAAACACCAAGAGGATATTTTAGTTAATGGTAAAAGTGTAGGAAAAGATAGAATAATTTATGAACCATATATTCAACCAGCAACTAATATAATTCAAAATGTAAGTACTTCTTCAACAATTGTGTTTGTGGAGAGTGTAAAAGCATTTTTTGACAGTGAAAAAGAATATACTCACGATGGAACAACTGAAAAACCCCAAAACAAAATCATAATCATATCACAAGATACAGTAGTCTCGTCTTCTGCCACTGCCATAGTTTCTGTCGCAGGAACTATTTCTATGATATCAATATCAGAAGGAGGCGCCGGATATACAACAAGTCCTACTGTTTCTATAAGTAATCCAATTGGAGTTGGAACTACTGGAGTAGCAACTGCTACTGCAACAGTTATAAATGGAGAGATTTCTTCTATAGATTTAACATATGAGGGTTTTGGATATAATCAGTCAGATCCACCATATGTTTTGATTTCCCCCCCTTCACCAAAATATGAAATAATAGATAAAGTTTCTTATGAAGGAGATTATGGCATTATTACTGGGATTAATACGGTATCCGTAGGTGTAGCATCTACTGGTATTACTTTTGATTTTTATATTCCACAAGATTCTATTTTAAGAGACAATGATATTATAAGTGTTGGTATTGCAACGACGGGAATTAGTGGGATACAAACCGGATATTACTTTACAGTTTTCAATTCAAATGTAGGTAATGGTGTTACTTCTTTAAATTCTGATGGATCTATTGTTGGTGTAGGCACTTCTTTTATAGATAACATTTACCAAGTTGCTTCAGTTTCAATTGGTCAAACTTCTGTCCCGGGTATTGGAATAACAAACGTCACTAAAGTTGTTGTAAGTGTTTCTAGTTATAATAATTTGACTGGAATTGGATTTAGTGATTTTTATGGAGAGTATAGTTGGGGACTAGTCAAACTACCATCCAGATTGAAACCTAAAGATTTTACAACTTATGCTAATAATGGGGGTATTTCAACATCTCCAGTTATTCAGAGATTTAATAGACTTAAATATATTGGGTATTCTACCACATAAATAGATTAAAAACGATAAAATGTCTGCAATTATAACTGACCAATTTAGAATTTTAAATGCAAGGAATTTTGTCGCGGCGGCAACTTCCTCTTCCAATTCATACTATTCATTTATTGGGTTATCCAACGCAACCGATTATGATTTAAATTGGGATGACAATCCTCCTGCTCCTAGAGATAGTTTTGAGCAGGAAGATGACTATTGGGATACTATGATTGCATTGAAAAAAATAAAATCTAATGATATAAGTCAAGTGGTCAGAAAAATCACTTGGACTTCAGGAACTACCTATGACATGTATCGTCATGATATAAGTAGAATCAATACATCAAAACCTTCTGGGGCAACGAACTTATATTCTGCCAATTATTACGTAGTTAATAGTGAGTATAAGGTTTATATTTGTTTACAAAACGGAACTGATCCAGAAAATCCAGACGGAAGACCATCGTTGGATGAACCAAATTTTATTGACTTAGAACCCAGACCTGCAGGAGATAGTGGAGATGGGTATGTTTGGAAATATCTTTATACTATTAAACCCACCGAAATAATAAAATTTGATACTGTAAATTTTATACCTGTTCCGAAAGACTGGTTTGAAAACAGCGAGTATGAACCCGTTATTTTAAATGCAGCACTTTCAAATAATCAATTAAAAATTATAACTATTAAGGATAGAGGTGTTGGAGTAGGAACTGCTAATAGAATTTATACTAATGTTCCAATAAAAGGTGATGGAACTGGGGCAACTGCGACTATCGTGATTAATAACGAATCTAGAGTAGAAACTATAAACATATCCTCTGGGGGATCTGGATACACTTACGGGACTGTAGATTTAGTTGCCGGCAATGTTCCTGTTGGAATTGGTACGGCATCACCTTCTTTTGACGTTATTATTCCACCAAAAGGAGGTCATGGTGCTGATATCTATAGAGAACTCGGTGCTTATAATGTTTTAATATATTCAAGAATAGAGAATGATTTAGAAAATCCAGACTTTATTGTTGGTAATAAAATTGCAAGAGTAGGGATAGTAGAAAATCCTCAAGATTATGATTCAACTTTAATATTGTCTAAAGATAAAGTAAGTGCAGTGGGATCTTTAAAACTTACTGGAATTGAAAATGAATCGGATTACCAAACATCCGTTTTTACTGCCAATTCTTATATAACCCAAACTATAGGGACTGGATTAACTGCTATTGGTAGAGTTATTTCTTACGATAAGAATACCGGTGTTTTAAAATATTGTCAAGATAAAACATTATATGGATTTGATGTTAGTGGAATACAAACAGGAATTAGTGATTATGGATATGATGTATTAAAATTTACATCTTCGCCAAGTGCAGGAGGTAATTTAACAATATCAGGTGGAACAATTGATTTGCAAATAGATTCTGGTTTTGGGTCTATTTACAGTGTAGGTGTTACAACAGTAATAAATAGTAGAACATATAAGCTTGGACAGTCTTTTATCTCTGGTATTGCAAATCCAGAGGTCAAAAAATACTCTGGGAATATAATCCATGTTGACAATAGACCTTCTATAACAAGATCTCAAAATCAAAAAGAAGATATTAAAGTAATCATTCAATTCTAGTTATGTCACAAGAACTAAACCTAAATGTTTTCCCATATTATGACGATTTTGATGAAAATAAGGATTATTACAATGTTCTGTTTAAACCTAGTGTCCCTGTTCAGGCTAGAGAGTTAAATGTCTCGCAGTCCATACTTCAAAAACAAATAGAACGATTTGGATCTCATGTTTTTAAAGAAGGTGCTAGAGTATCCGGAGGAGAGATTAGTTATAAAAATGATTTATCTGCGATAATATTAGAAAATTCTTATAATGGAATTAATTTAGATTCTGTTCTATCAGTTCTAAAAGGAACCATATTAACAGGAAAAACTAGTGGCATAAAAGCAAAAGTTGCAGAAACCCTTTCCTCAAAAAAATCTGAAATAGGAAGTTTAACCCTGTATGTTGATTATGTATCATCTTCTTCCGATGGAATAAGTCAAAACTTTTTGCCCGGTGAAGTATTGCAGATAGAAACTGCCGGAGAATTTTTTAAATTAAATACTGCTGGACTAACTGAAGGGCAGGACTTTGGTATAACAAAAAATGAAAATCACCTTGCATTCGCCCATGGAGTTTATATAAATTCTGGTGTTTATTATATTAAAGGGAAGTTCTTAAGAGTAAATGGAAAATTCTTACTTTTAGACCAATATAATAATGTCGGAAGTCATAAAGTTGGATTTAAAATATATGAAGAATTTGTAGATTATATTGATGATGAAAGTTTATTAGATAATTCAAATGGATTTACAAATTATGCTGCTCCAGGTTCTGATAGATTAAAGATAACCGCAGAATTAATAAATATTCCTCTATTTGCTGAAGAAAGTAACTTTATTTTACTGAAGCAGATTACTGATGGTGTAGAAGTAACTTCTCCATATAACACCCAATATGATGATCTAGCAAATGAATTCGCTAGAAGAACATATGATGAGTCCGGGGATTACTATGTAAAAGCACCTACTTTATCAATTAAAGAGAGTTTAAATAACCTGAAAGGGAATGGGGGAATCTTTTCGGAGAACTCATTTACTTACTATAAGAACAAACCATCAGAAGACTTGGGATGTTATGTAATATCTCCATTTAAGTCTTATATTAGAGGATTTGAACTTGGAACACCAAATACTACTTATATTGACTTTAAAAAACCAAGAACAACAAAAAGACTTGAAAACCAAAATGTAATTTACAATACGGGTTCAACTTTTACTTTAAATAGAGTTCATGGTTCTCCAATTATAGGAATTGGAAATACTTATTATGTTAGCTTGAGAGATAATAGAGTAGAGGACAATCAAAACAATGCTAGTGGAAAGGAAATAGGTTTAGCAAGAGTTTATGATTTTGCTTTAGAATCTGGTTCATATTCAAACAATCTTAATTTGAATGAATGGGATATTTCTCTTTATGATATTCAGACCTATGTTGAAATAACCTTAAACCAACCAATAACTCTCGCTACACCAACTCACATCAAAGGTAAGTCAAGCGGCGCTACTGCATTCTTGAGATATGATGCATCTTCTTCCGGAATTATAACTGCATATAATGTATCAGGTAAGTTTTCAATTGGAGAAAGTTTTGTATTTGACGGAATTGAAAACACAAGAATATCAACTGCAGTTACTTCTTATGGTATAAGTGATATAAAATCAATTTATGGGAAAGTAGGGACAGCATATACTTTTAACTCTGATGTCAAACAATCTATTATTGATGTAGTTGGAACTGTAGCAATTACTTCAACCTCTTCTGGAATCAGTACTGTATCAAATCCTTCAATATTCTTCCAAAATATAATTAAACCAGGAAATTTAGTTTCTTACACACTTTCCGGAAATTCTGATATAAATTACTCAAAAGTTATTAGTGTATCGCAGAACTCATTTACGATTTCGGGAGTGACTACAGTACCTGGAATATGTGAGGGAAGTCTTCCCCAAAGTGATGTAACAGTTTCTGATTTAAAAATTATATCATCTACCTTAAATAGATCATCTGAAAGTAAGTTATATACACAATTACCAAAACAATATATCTCTGATGTAGATTTAACAAATTCATTTTTAACTATCAAGAGACAATTTAATTGTGTAATTTCATCAAATTCCACAGAAGTTACTATTACAGAATCTGATCAAAACTTTTTACCTTATGATGAAGAAAGATATACTTTAATTAGAGAAAATGGAACTACCGAAATTTTATCTGAAGATAAAATTATCATAGATCCAAATGGGAAGAAAATAACTATTAACGGACTTACTAGTGGTACAGGTAATGCTAAGTTAATTGCTACCTTACGTAAAGAGACGGTATCATCAAAAATAAAAAATAGAAATAGAGTAAAGGAAATTATAATTGACAAATCCAGAAAAGAAGGATCTGGTATTGGGCAAACAACTTTAAATAATGGGATTACATTCGGAAATTATGCTTATGGTACAAGAGTAGAAGATCAAGAAATATGTCTATTAGAGCCTGATGTAACAAAATTATATGCAGTTATAGAATCTTCGGACACTAATAATCCAGATTCCCCTTCCATGACCTTTGGAGTTTTGGATGGAGCATCAGGTAGCACAAATGACTTAGTGTTAGGGGAAGAATTTATAGGCGAATCCAGCAATGCACTTGGAATATACACAAAAAAAGTTAATAGTTTAAAAATAGAATTTATAGGTTTAAATAATGTTTCATTTGTTGATGGTGAAAATGTAAGGTTTAGAGAAAGTAACGTAACCGGTAGAATTGCGTCTATTAACTTTGGGGACAATGATATTACCTCTTCCTTTACATTAGACACAAATCAAAAAGATACCATATATGATTATTCAAAAATAACTAGGTCTTCAAATAAACTAGAACCAACTAAAAAACTCAAAATTATTTTTGAGTCTGCTGGGTTTTCTTCATCAGATACCGGAGATATTATTACAGTAAATTCATATTCAAACTTTGATTACTGTGATATTAAATCAATTAACGGAATTTCTAATTCTGATATTATTGATTTAAGACCTAGAGTATCTGATTACGGTGTCGCAGAAAATTCAAGATCGCCATTTGAATTTCTTGGAAGAACATTTAATCAAGCAGGAAATTCTGTAACAAATATACTCGCTTCCGACGAATCTTTCCCTGTTCATTATTCCTTTTATTTACCTAGAATTGATAGAATTTTCTTTACAAAATTTGGAAATTTCCAAGTAAATTATGGAAATCCTTCAGAAAATCCCGTTCCACCATCAGGATTAGATGATTCGTTAGAGATTGCTTCAGTTTATCTTCCCCCATATTTGTGTTATGCGGGAGATGCCAGACCAACTCTTATGGAATATAAGAGATATAAGATGTCTGATATTAGATTATTAGAAAAGAGAATTGAAAATCTTGAGTATTATACCTCACTATCTCTATTGGAGTCTAAAACAGCTTCTTTACAGATCAAAGATTCAAATGGAATTGATAGATTTAAATCTGGTTTCTTTGTTGATGATTTTTCTAGCAATATAAATCAACAAAAAATCACTATAACTAAAAATAGTATTGATATTAATAATGCAGAGTTGAGACCAACTCATTATACAACTTCTATAGATCTTTTAAGAGGAACCAATTCTATACTTGGCATAGGGACACAAGTAGATTCAAATTACGATTTAAGTTCCGACAATACTTTCATTGGAAATGGTGTGAAAATTACTGGAAGAGTTGTTACTCTAGATTATGAAGAAGTAAATGAAATTTCCCAACCATATGCAACAAAAATTGTAAATGTTGTCCCATACGGATCACGTTATTATGGTGGCAATATGAAATTGCAACCTTCATCTGATGTTTGGATTGATCAAATTTCTTTGGAACCGAAAACTATTCAGGCAGAAGGAAATTATGTCAAAACTCTTCTGCAGGAAGATGTAGATCCCCAAACTGGATTTGGAAATCCCGTATGGAATTCTTGGGAAATAAATTGGACAGGAGAAACAAAAACTACAAAAACTACAAAAGAAACAGAAAAATATACAAATTCACCTAAAACAGGATCTGTCACTAAAGATGGCCAAAAAATATATGAGGTGACCACAACTACGACTATTAAAACAGGAACTCAAACAAGAGAAGGAACTCAAACATTAGTTAAAGAATCTTTTGCAAATGAGTCTTTGGGCAATTCTTTAGTAAGTTCCGATGTTTTGCCTTACGTAAGGTCCAGAAACGTTCAATTTACTGCTAAGAGTTTAAAACCATTTACAAGAATGTATCCATTCTTTGACGGTGTTGATGTTTCTTCTTATGTATTTCCAAAATTAGTAGAAATTGAAATGTTGGAAGGTGTATTTGAGGTTGGTGAAGATGTATCTGTACTTCGTATGTATTCTCCTCCACCTGGAATGGTGTTATGTGCAATTCCAGCTATACTCGCGCGTATCAGAATAGCAAAACAAAATCACAAGTATGGAGATTATAGAAATCCAAGCGATATTTTTAGAAAAAACCCTTATGATCAGACAAGTTTGACTGATACATATACATCATCTTCAAGTATTCTGAATATTGATACATTTAGTCTGTCCGAGATGGTAAATGGTGAGTATTTTGGAAATTTGGTAAAAGATGTTATTTTACACGGATTGAGCAGTGGTGCAAGAGCAAGGGTCAGAGACATTAGAATTATTACAGATGATGTCGGAACAGTAATTGGTTCTTTCTTTATACCCGGTCCAAATACTTCATATAATTCTAAATTTGAAGCGGGGGAAAAAGTTTTTAGACTTACAAATAGCGACTTTAATTCTAAAGTGGAGGGCGTTCTTACGACTTCAGTAGAAACAACATACTATGCTCAAGGAAGTATTAATACTGTTAAGGAAAATATAATTTCACTCAGAAATGCAACAATTGATACTACAGAATTATCAGAGACTCAGAATATTACAGATACTAAGGTTGATGTAAACAAGAAACTTGTAAAAACTATAGATCCAACTGTACTGGACCCCACAATTATTCCCAGAACAGGAGATCCTTGCACAGATCGGGTTAATGCCGACCCCAACTATAAAGATGTAACTGCGCAAGAAGTTGAATTGATTGCACCGATAAATTCTTCTCGTAAAAACAACGGCGGTGGCAATGCAGGTTCTTTCGCTGATAATAGAAATTATCATTTGGGAAGAGTCTATGTTAATATTAGAGGAGGATATTTATATGGTAGCCCCATATCGGTGTCAGGAAGCACTCGAACATCCCAACAAATTGCAGATGACATTAATTCCCAATTAAGTCGGGCAAGAAGCAGACTAATTAACGACTGCAAGAACCCCAAGAAGAGTTCCAGTTCTAGTTCTTCAGGCACTGCATACCTTACTGGGGATATTATTAGAGATCAATATGGTGGAGACGCAGATGCGGCATTAAAAGCTGCCCAACAAGCAGCAGGACCAGGTGGAACTATTATAGCAGGACCAGGTGCCGTTGAGAACTATGGTTTAGATCCAAGTAAGGTCGATGAAGTCAAATCAGAACCTGCGAAAAATAAGCAGACTAGTCTAACGAATAATCCATTTTAATTGAACTAGTGAATTTTCAATAAATATAACATAAAGGTTATAATAAATATGAGAATCATAGACCCATTAGCACAATCATTTTTTATTGAAGACCCTAACGGAATTTTTGCAACCTCTATTGATATTTTCTTTTATTCAAAAGATAACACTCTTCCAGTAACTCTTCAATTGAGATCCATGCAATTGGGTCTTCCAACGGATATCATTTATCCTTTTAGTGAAGTTACCATAGACCCAATTTTAGTATCAGTAGATACTGATGGAAGTCAAAACATACCGACAAGATTTAGATTCCCATCTCCGGTTTATCTAGAGGGTAATAAGTTTCATTCTATCGTCTTATTATCAAACTCAGAAAATTATAAAGTTTGGGTTTCAGAACTTGGTAAACCTGATTTATCAGGTTCTGGTGGATTATACAATACTCAAGAGTTTCCTCAGGCTATTGTAACGAAGCAACCACTAACAGGTGGATTATTTCAGTCTCAAAATGCGTCTTCTTGGGTTGAGCAACCTTATGAAGATTTGAAGTTTGAGTTAAATCGCGCAAACTTCACTTCAAATATTGGGAATATAAATTTTTATAATCCAGAACTTGCCCTAGGTAACAATCAAATAGCAACTCTGCTTAAAGATTCTTTGAATATGAACTCTAGATTAGTAAGAGTTGGATTGGGAACTACTATTTCGGATACAAACTTAAAAATTGGAAATACAATAATACAAAAAAATTCAAACCTAACTGGAAATTATGTAGGGAATGCAGGAAAAATATCCGGCAATTTGCAAATTGTAAACGCAGGAATAGGTTATACTCCAATATCTACGAGCGATAGTTTTACCTTTAATTCAGTTTCTCTTAGTAGTTTAACTGGAAATGGATTAGATGCGACCGCAAATATCACAATAAATGGTGGAGTTGCAGTTGCAGCAACTATAACTTCTGGGGGAAGAGGATATGTTCTAGGTGATATTTTGACGGCAGATTCTATAGGTTCTCAAGGTCTTGGTCAAAATCTTAGATTATCTGTTTCCGAAATATCAGGAATTAATGAATTAATTTTAGATAATGTTCAAGGATCATTTTCTGTAGGTGCCGGAAGTACTTTATATTATATTGATTCTGTCGGAATCACTTCAGAATTAAATCTTTCCGTGGGAGGAAATATTATTGTTTCGTCAGAAAATATTAATGTGGTCAATGATGGTTTGCATATTAAAGTAAACCATAAAAATCACGGAATGCACGCTAGAGAAAATCAAGTCCAAATTTCAAATGCCAGATCTGATGTAAGGACTACAACTCTACAGCAAGATTATTCTTCAGATTCCTCAACAAATATTTCTATTGCTTCTACAACTAATTTTTCTACATTTGAGAATATTGGAGTTGGAGCATCAAATCCAGGATATATTCTGATTGGAAATGAAATAATTTCTTATACGGGTGTAGTTTCAAATGCACTTACTGGAATTACCAGAGGTATTGATAATACTATTTCATCTAGTTATACTTCTGGGGTTGAGGTTATGAAGTATGAACTCAACGGAATATCTTTAAGAAGAATTAATAAAACTCACTTACTTCAAAATTCTGCCGTATCAGATTCTATTGATTTAGATTATTATACTATAAAAATAGATAACGCCAATTTTAATGGATTAACTTTACCTCAAGGATTAACTGAACGCAGTGGAATTGGGTCTTTACCTTCACTATATACCAACGAAACAAAATCTGCGGGTGGAGCTGGAATAAATGCAACCCAAAATATACAATTTGAAACTATTCGTCCAAATGTACATACTCTTATCTTAAATAAGACCAACATATCATCACAGATAAGAACAATTAGTGGAAGAAGTGTGAGTGGACAAGAAATTTCATTTGAAGATCGTGGGTTTGAACCTATAGATTTAAATTCCAATAATTACTTGGATGCACCTAGAATAGTTGCTTCAAAATTAAATGAAGATACCTTCTTGGATAATATACAAGGGAATAAATCATTAACAATGTCATTTACCTTAGAATCTTCAAATTCAAAGGTTTCTCCAGTCATTGATTTAGATAGGGTTAGTTTGATATTATCGACAAATAGAGTTAATGCTCCAATAACTGATTACGCAGCAGACTTAAGAGTTTCTAGTATTAAAGAGGATCCTAATGCTTTTGTATATGTAACAAAACATCTTGAACTGGAAATTCCAGCAACTTCTATTAGTCTTTTATTTGCTGCTTATGTAAATACCTTTAGCGATGTAAGAGCATTTTACTCAATTACAAATGATCCATCTCTTGATCCTATTTTTTATCCATTCCCCGGATTTAGAAATTTGAATAATTTGGAGCAAGTAATTAATGATTCTGCAAGTGACGGATTGCCAAATCAACCCGTACCAAAGACAGATGTTTTGTCATCAAGTAATAATCCCAACTTGTTCCGGGATTATGAATTTAGTATAGATAATTTAGATTCATTTAGGTTCTTTAGCATTAAAATAGTAGGAACATCAACAAATCAAGCATTCCCCCCAAGGATTAAAGATCTAAGAGTACTAGCATTAGCACCTTCATATTGATATGAGATACCATAAAGTCAATGGAATTGATGGATTAATGAGAGATTCGCATACGAATCATATAATCAACACAAATCAAATTGAATATCAAAATTATATGAAATTAGTTTCGGCGAAGAGAAGGGAAAAAGAAAAAATAGAAAACTTAGAAAATAATCTAGATGAACTGTTTCTACAAACAGATAAAATAAAGAACCTTGAGAATGATGTAAATCATATTAAGAATGATCTAGAAGAAATTAAAAATTTACTGAGGAATTTGGCAAATGGATCCTGATAAAATTTCTTTAGAAAGTATGAATAAATTATTTGAATATGAAAAACTTTCTAGGGATATAGATAGTATAGATGATCTTGAAACTTTGAGAAATTTAGCAAAATCTTATATCAAATTATATTTTAAACAACAAGAAGTAGTTGCGGAATTTAAAATCTAATGGCACAACCATCCACTAGACAAGAACTTATAGATTACTGTAAAAGAAAACTTGGTGCTCCTGTACTAGAGATTAATGTTGCAGATGAACAGATTGAAGATCTGGTGGATGATGCGATTCAATTTTTCCAAGAAAGGCATTTTGATGGAGTATATCCAACTTTTTATAAGTATCAAGTAACTCAAGATGATATTGATAGGGGAAGAGCGGGATATGGAGGTAGAGCAGCAACTAGTGTTGGAATTGCAAGCACTTCAGCAACTGCAAACATTGTAGGAACCGCAACTACCTTTAATTTTTATGAAAATAGCAACTATCTTCAAGTTCCACCAAATATCATTGGAGTAAATAAAATCTTCACATTTGATGGTGCCAATACAATTACTCACAATATGTTCAGTGTGAAGTATCAGTTGTTCTTAAATGACATTTATTATTGGGGAACAACGGAACTTTTGAGTTATGCGATGGTTAAAACATACTTAGAAGATCTTGATTTTCTACTTAATACCCAAAAACAAATAAGATTTAATAAAAGACAAGATAGATTATACTTGGATATTGATTGGGGGTCAGTTACTAAAGATCAATATTTTATTATAGATTGCTATTCGACTTTAGATCCAAATGATTACTCAAGAGTTTGGAATGATTCCTTTATTAAACCATATTTAACCTCTCTTATCAAACGACAGTGGGGACAAAATATGATGAAATTCACTGGGGTTAAACTTCCAGGTGGCGTTGAACTAAATGGTAGACAAATGTATGATGATGCGCAACGAGAAATTGATATTCTTATGGAAAAAATGTCTAACACTTATGAACTTCCTCCATTAGACCTTATCGGTTAGTCTTATGCTTAATCCATTTTTTCTACAAGGTTCTAAAACAGAACAGGGGTTAATCCAAGACTTGATTAACGAGCAATTAAGAATGTATGGGGTTGAGGTTTATTATCTCCCTAGACAATTTATTACAGAAAAAACTGTTATAAGAGAAGTTATAGAATCTGAATTTAATAATGCATATCCAATTGAAGCTTATGTTGATACTTATGATGGATATAGCGATAATCCAACTATTCTATCAAAATTTGGAATTCAAGCACTTAATGAAATAACATTAACTATTTCAAGAGAAAGATTTAAGAATTATATTTCACCTCTAATTCAAACTCAACCCAATATAAAAGTATCATCAAGACCAAAAGAGGGAGATATAATTTATTTTCCCTTAGGTAAAAGATTGTTTGAAATTAAGTATGTAGAGCACGAAAAACCTTTTTATCAGTTGCAAGGAACATATACATACCAATTAAGATGTGAGTTATTCCGTTATGAAGATGAACTAATTGATACTGGAGTTGACGAAATTGATGAACTTATTAGTGGAACAGATCTAGATGAGGATAAAGGTCCAATTGGAAACCTTATAAATCTTACGATGATTGGTGTTGGCGCCACTGCAACCGCAACAGCAGGAATTGTAAATGGTGGAGTTAGGTATATTACTGTTACAAATAGGGGTGGTGGATATACATCTATCCCAACAGTGGGTATTTCTTCTGCACCTTCCAATGGTAGAACAGCAACTGCAGTTGCTAAGATGATTGATGGAATTGTTGTATGTAATACAAACATAAATCCAAAATCAAAGTCAGTTCAAGAAGTTTTTATTACAAATGCCGGTTATGGATATACTACCACCCCTCAGGTAAAATTCATTGGGGGAGGTGGTAATGGGGCAACTGGAATTGCGTCTATAGGTGACGGTATTGTTGGCATAATTACAGTAACAAACTCAGGTTCTGGTTACGTAGTTCCACCATCAATTACTTTTAGTGGCATTTCAACAGTTTCTGCTGCAGCGACGGCAGTTGTATCTGCTGCAGGAACAATAACATCCATTTATATAACAAATGCTGGTCTTGGATATACAGAGAACCCAACCATTACTATTGGAAATCCCGCATTGTCATCGTCAGGAAACTTTGAGTTTAATGAGATAGTCACAGGATCCCAAAGTGGAGTAACTGCAAGAGTCAAATCTTGGAATTCTATTACAAATATTCTCCAAGTTTCTAATATTGATGGAGAATTTCTTTTGGGCGAAAATATTGTAGGATCCGAATCCGGAGCATCTCATTATTTGAGTAAAATTGATGCAATGCCAACAGATGATGGATATTCTGCAAATGATGAAATTGAGAATGAGGCAAATAATATTATTGATTTTACCGAAACCAATCCATTTGGGATGCCGTAATGCACATAAATACTTATAATTAATTGACCAAAATAGACGTATTATAAGATAGCAATATGTTTGAGTATTTTTATCACGAAATTCTAAGAAGGACCGTAATTTCTTTCGGATCTCTTTTTAACGAGATAAGCATTAAGCATACCAATAATTCTGGCGAAAACGTTAGCGTTATTAAGGTTCCCCTTGCTTACGGTCCTATCCAAAAATTTCTTGCCAGATTAAATCAATCCCCAAATCTGAGTAAGCAAGTTCAAATAACATTACCGAGAATGTCATTTGAATTTACGGGATTAACCTATGATCCGTCAAGAAAAGCAACTACCACTCAATATTTTACATCCAAATCTGCAGAAGATGGAACAGAGACTAAGAAAGCATATCTCCCCGTTCCATATAATATGCAATTTGAATTGAATATAATGTCAAAATTAAACGATGATGCTTTGCAGATTGTTGAGCAAATTTTGCCATATTTTCAACCAGCTTATACTATGACCGTTGATTTGGTAGAAACAATCAATGAAAAAAGAGATATTCCAGTAATTCTGGAAAGTATAACTATGCAAGATGATTATGAAGGCGATTTTACATCTAGAAGAGTTTTAATTTATACCCTAAGATTTACAGCAAAAACTTATATCTTTGGTCCGGTCACTTCAGCATCGAAAGATATTATCAAAAAAGCATCTATTGGTTATATTGCGGGAGATCTTACTTCATCCCCAACAAGGGAGATTGTTTACTCGGCAGAACCAAGAGCAATTCAAAATTATACCGGAATTGTTATTACGAATCTTGCGCGAGACATATCAAATACAGACACTTTAATTGCCGTAAATGACGCCAGTTCTATTCTGGTAAATACATACTTGGATTTGGAAGGAGAGGAAATTTATGTAACCTCAAAAGAAGGAAATATTATTACTGCCGTCAGAGGAAAAGACAATACAACAGCAACTAATCATTTGGCAGGTTCTGAAGTTAAATCTATTACCGCTACAGATAATACTTTAATTGAGACTGGGGATGATTTTGGATTTAGTGGTTCTTTTGAGTGATTATAAAAAATGCCTAAAAAATTTGATAAATTGAATGAAACATTTAATATAGATGGAGAAATAGTTCCTGTGGAATCTTCAAGTATTGTCGAAAAAATAGAAAAATTATCACCTACCACATCGGATGATATTAAAAAAGACTACGATTACACTAGAGGAAACTTGTACTCTCTTATTGAAAAGGGACAAGAAGCAATTAATGGAATTCTTGAATTAGCGCAAGAAACAGAGATGCCTCGGGCATATGAAGTTGCTGGGCAGTTAATCAAAAACGTTGCTGATGCCACAGATAAATTAATGGAACTCCAAAAGAAACTGAGGGATATTGAAGAAGAACCTAAAAAATCTCCCACAACTGTTAACAATTCTCTTTTTGTCGGTTCTACAGCAGAGTTGGCAAAGCTTTTAAAGCAACAATCTCAAGATATCACAAACCAATAAATATAAAAAGATACTCATCTACTTCAATGCCCAAACTGAAATCCCATAAAACTGTTGAGCAAATTGCAAGGAAACATCGTCTTGAGGTTTCTTTTATTCAAAAACAGCTTGATATGGGAGAACCTATTGAGCATGAACATACAAAAGACCATAAACTTGCTATGGATATTGCTCTTCAACATCTAGATGAAATTCCCGATTATTACTCTCGCCTAAAAAAAATGGAAGCAGATGCAAAAAAGAATCACAAGAAATATAAAGATGTAAAAGAAGATTATGGTGCAGCATTGGGAGATGTAGATTCTCCTGTCCATATGCCGCCAACTCGCGGAATTCATGCTGATTATGATAAAAGATACTGTCCGAAATGCAAAAAAGTAGAAACGAGAAGTGAATGTAAATATGGATCAACTTACTGGGACATATTTTCAATGCCAGCAAAATTAAAAGAACATCTACTTCGTAGGAAATTAACCGAAGAAGATCCTTGCTGGAAAGGTTATACTCAAGTTGGAATGAAACTCAAAAATGGCAAGAAAGTTCCAAATTGCGTCCCATCAAAAGGTGTTTCAAAAGCAAAAAATTATAAGGAAGAGAACACAACAATTGAAGATTTGAATGGAGATTCCTTTGCAGAAATTATTGATTTGATTCAACCAGATCCAATTAAAGGATTTAAGTCGCAGATTGAGGAAGCAACACGTCTTCAATCACAAACTGGTAACGTAATTGCAGTTACTCTTTCTTGGAGAGCAAAGTACTATTCTCTCAGGATGTTTTTCCCACAAGCAAAACTTCCTACCCGTAAAGATATTAATGATGAATTGCAAAAAGTATATCC